TATATCCAAAGCAAAGGTAGACGTTAAACCGAATTATTTAGGTAACCTGGGTTCTCCAATAATAATATTGTCAAACAGAAAACAATCTGGTTCTGAATTTGTAGTTGAAAATGTACTAGATGACGAATCATCATTATATTTAACATCAAACCAAAAAATTACAAATTTTTCATTAGGTTCAAAAAATAATCAAAATTCGTTAAAATGTATTACACCTAGCGAATCTCAATTTGCAAATTCTCAATTAATTGGTATTGCTGATAGAATCATATTAAAAGCAAAAACTGACGTTGCAATTATCGATTCTGAGCGCGCAATTATTTTAAATACTACAGGCGATATTAAGTTAGGAAATGACGAAGCATCAGAATCTATGGTACATGGCGATGTTTTATTAACTATTTTACAAAAAATAATAAACCAATTAAATGGCCCTATACAATGCGGAACAATGTCTGGTACGTTTATTGATAAGTCAAACATTGCTAGTGCGCAAAAATTATTTCAAAAACTTCTTAGTTCTAAATACTTTATAGATAAAAATACATATTAAAGATACGTTATGAGTTCAATTGTACCACCGTTAGATATAATACCCAAACTTCCAGCAAAAGGAGTTAGTTTAATTATTAAAGAAATTGATAAACAAACTGATAAACTATTAGAATCGGTATCGATTACCGTACAAAATTCAATAAAATTGCCTAGTTCAGTCGAATGTAATGATCCTAGGGTACGTCAAATAAAAAAACAATTGCAAGACGTACAGGCACAAATTACAAAAATACAAGAAACAATACCTAAAATACAAACAACAATCAACACAGTTAAAACAATTGTAACAACTGCTGCTACTATAAAAGCTACAATCTCTGCTATACAATTAGCTAATCCGATAACAGCGCCACTATTTATTGCTCAACAATTAACGGCATTGCAAGATGCTACAATTGTTAATGCAATAGAAGCATTAAATCAATTTTCATCTGTTCCTACTACAATTTCATTGAAATTAGCAACAATTGTACCGCCATTGTTAGCATCAATTGGTAAAATTTCAAATGTATGCAATGGCGATGTTGATAATTTAGAAATACCACAATTAGAAATACCACAATCGGTTATAGATAACATATCTAATACATCAGAAGATTATAACGATTTAATTGACACTGAATTTTATACGGAATTGAATGTGTCTGATGACGATTTAGAAAATAGAAGTGATATTATTGAACAGTTATTAGAACAACAACTCAATTTATTACAATCACTACAAGAAGCTCCTAGTAAAGTATATCAAAATCAAGGACCACCGGATGTGTCTCTCGGAAAGATTGGCGATTATTATATCGATACTAATACTCAAACTGTATACGGGCCTAAATTAACTATAAATTCGTGGACTTAATATTTATTAATAAAGTTATCATATGGATTCTAAAACATTAATAAAAGCCCTTAAAATAGCCGTGCGCGATGTTATAAAAGAAGAATTAACAGAAATTCTACGAGATGGATTACAATCTACCATTAACGAAATGAAATCTACATCTCATAATGAACTACGACGTACAAAAGTAGAGGTTCCAACTGTTACACGCAAAATGCCAGTACAAAAAAATAATATACAGTTTAAAGAAACTAAATGGGCTGATATACTAAACGAAACTAATGCATTAGTAGAATCATCACCAGGTGCTACTAGTTTAAATGAATTATTAACTGAAAATTACAGTGATTTACATTTTACATCAAAAGATGCCCGCGGGTTTGGTATGATGCGAGATAGTGTAGCAGCAGCACCAACGGTAATCGAAGATCCGGAATCTGGTAAGGTATTACAAGTTGATCCGGTAGTTGCAAAAGCAATGACACGTGATTATTCTGAGTTAATGAAGGCAATTGCTAAGAAAAAAGGTAACTAATGTCATATGTAATAATACCAGCTAATACAGCTCAGGTTGATACACAATCACCATTGGGTATTTCATTAATGTATACACAACCAGGTACATTTCAAACAGTTATTTCTCCAGAACGACAAGCTAGCGAAAATTTTAAAAATTTATTATTAACATATCCAGGTGAGCGTACTGGTGACTGGATAAATTTTGGGTGTAATTTAAAAGAGATTATTTTTGAACCAAATATCAATGAAATTAAAGAAGATATCAATGATTTAATTGTATCTGCTACATCATTTTGGTTACCATATATTAATATTGAAAATATTGTTATTACAACTAATGAAGATGATCCAAATTTGGGTTATTTAGTTACAATTGCTATAACGTTTACAGTAAGTAACGGAACACTCGGACAAACAATAACTCTAAATACAACAAACACCGGTAATATTACAATTGGATAACTCTATGGAAACTAAAAAAGATATATCATATATAGGAAAAGATTTTAGTCAGTTTAAACAAAATTTAATTGATTTTACAAAACAATACTTTCCAACTACATACACTGATTTTTCAGACGCATCACCAGGTATGCTATTTATAGAATTAGCATCCTATGTAGGCGATGTTTTAAGTTTTTATGCAGATTCAAATTTGCGTGAATCATTTTTAAACCAAGCAGTTGAACAAGGTAATATATACGATTTAGCAAAGTCTCTAGGATATAATCCAAAAACTAGTACGCCAGCTTATGTAGATTTAGATATATTTCAGGTAGTACCTGCTATTGGATCTGGAAATAATATACAGCCAGATTATACATATGCGTTGTCTATACAACCAGGTATGCAAGTTAAGCCAACTACAAATAATTCATCAACATTCCGGACACTAGATTCAATTAACTTTGGGTATTCTTCGTCATATGATACAACTGAAGTTACTATTTATGATGTTGATGCCGTAACATCCACACCTACATATTTTTTACTTAAGAAAAAAGCTAGGGCGGTGTCAGGTGAAATTAAAACTGTTACATTTTCTTTTGGATCGCCAATACCATATGATAAAGTTTTATTAAATGATACTAATATTATAGAAATAGTTTCAGTTACAGAAAGTGATGGAGACAATTGGTATGAAGTTCCATACTTGGCACAAGATACAATATTTGAATCGTTACCAAATTTATTAGAAAACGATCCGGATTTATCCACATATCAATCAAATGTTCCTAGTTTATTGAAATTAAGAAAAACTGCTAAAAGATTTATTACTAGATTGCGTAGTGATAATCGTTTAGAATTACAATTTGGTGCTGGTATATCTGATAATAATGATGAAGAAATTGTTCCAAATCCAGATAATGTTGGAAATGGTTTATCTGGAATTCGTCGTACTGTAGATGTTGATATAGATCCTGCAAATTTTCTATATACGAGAACGTATGGTCAAGCTCCTTCAAATACTACATTAACAATTACATATGTTGTATCAAATGGAATAAGTGAAAATGTCTCAGCAAATACGCTAACGAAAATTGATAGAATTGCGTATGACACTGATATTAACTCGGCAGCGGCTGGTAATATTATTAATTTTGTTAAAACGACAGTTGCTGTTAATAATACTACTCCAGCTACTGGTGCAAAATCTTCAGAAACGTTAACAGATATTAAAAATAATGCAATGGCTAACTTTGCAACGCAAAATCGCTTAGTTACAAAAGAAGATTACATTGTTCGGGTATATTCAATGCCGGCAAAATTTGGTAGTGTTGCTAAAGCATATATTGTTCCAGACGACCAAATATCTCAACAAGAGTCGCAACAAAATACTATAGCAAATCCGTTAGCAATGAATATGTACGTTTTAGGATTTAACGAAAATAAAAATTTAGTTGAATGCAATCTAGCAATCAAAGAAAATCTAAAAACATACCTAGGTTATTATCGCATACTAACAGATGCAATTAATATCAAAGATGCTTATATTATTAATATTGGTATTGATTTTGAAATTACAACACTACCTAATTACAATTCAAACGAAGTTTTATTAAAATGTATCGCAACTGTGCGAGATTTATTTAATATTGATAAATGGCAAATAAATCAACCAATTAATAAATCTGACGTGCTAACTTCAATTGCAAATATAAAAGGAGTTCAAAATGTAGTTGGTGTTAATTTTATTAATTTGTACGATACTGCTTTTAACTATTCGGGTAATGTATATGATTTAG